GCATTGTCTTTAGATATGTTCTCTGACCGTATTCTGAAGCCAGCTGTTGCAGCAATCGCTAACAAAATTGACTTTGATGGTACTACTACAGCTGCGTTAAACACAGCTAATATCGTAGGAACAGCAGGTACACCTCCAACAGGTTTGTATACATACTTATCAGCACAAGCATACTTGGATTCTGAAGGTGCTCCTCGTGATGGTAGACGTTCATGTATCGTTGAGCCGTTCACATCAGCTACTATCGTTGACTCACTTAAAGGCTTATTTGTACCGACTGCTGAAATCGCATCACAGTACACTAAAGGCTTAATGGGTCGTGATTCAGGTGGTATGAATTGGAAACTTGACCAAAACATCGTTTCACAAACTTTTGGTAACTTTTCTTCTTCTACTGTTACAGCTTCTGTTGCTACTACTACTGCTACAGGTTTCTTAACATCAGGTTGGGCATCACAATCTACTATTACTTTGACTGCAGCTAACACAGGTACAATCAATTTAAATGCAGGTGATACATTTACAATCGCTGGTGTATATGCTGTTAACCCACAGAATCGTCAAGCCTACGGTACTAACAAACTTCGTTCATTCGTAGTTAAGAGTGCTGTATCTGTTGCTTCAGGTTCAAGCGTTTCAGTTACTGTTTCCCCTGCTGTTATTACAGCTGGTCAGTTCCAAAACGTATCTATCCCTAGCACTTCAGCTACAGCTGCCGTAACATTCTTTGCTTCACAATACAATGCAAGTGGTAACGGTATCGTTTCCCCACAAAACATCGTAATGCATCGCAATGCTTTTACAATGGCTATGGCAGACTTAGAATTGCCAGAGGGTGTACATTTCGCTGGTCGTGCTTCAGACAAGGAAATTGGTCTATCAATGCGTGTTGTACGTCAGTACACCATTAACAATGACTCCATCCCAACTCGTGTAGACGTTTTATACGGCTGGGCTCCTTTATATCCTGAACTCGCTTGCCGAGTTGCAGCTTAATTAACCATAGATAAGGAAAAATAATCATGGCAAATCCAGGACCAGCAGTAACAAGTTCAGCACATCCACAGAATGTAACGTCTTCACAGACTTTACGTTTGATTGCGACTATTAAAAATGTAAATGCTAATGCAATAGCAAGTTATCCTATGCAAGTAATCAATAGTTCTGTGTTTTTACCACAGAGCTTAATTGTTACTGACCTAAACAATGCTGGAGCTTCTGTTACTCCAACAGGTTTGGCATTAGGTGTAGCTACGACAAGTGGTGGCTCTAGCTTGTATGGTGCAATAACAGCAGCTAATTTAAGCACTCCACAAGGTGTTTCATTAGTTGCTCCTACAGCATCTACAACAGCTACTACTGTTCAAAACCTTTATTTAAACGTAACTGCTGGACTAACTACGGCTGTAGTTGGTGCAGTATTTGATGTTTATGTTTACGGTTACGACTTTAGCGTATCAAACTAATATCAACGATGTAAAAAGAAAAAGCCATGCCCAAAAAGTGTGGCTTTTTTCTTTGATTACTCTATAATTGAATTACCTTCTAAAAGGAAAAAAATCATGCCATCTACTACTATTTCTCGTGGAAATGTTCTCTCTCAAACTTACATTGGACCAACTTTAACTCCTGTAGCTGTTGCTGCTTATACAACAGCTGCTCAGACATTTAATATTGCTGGCTTACAGACTACTGATGTCGTTCAATATGTAGGCTTACAAGGTTCTCAAACAGCAGGTGTAACAGGTGCTGAATGTGATGTATTAACCAATGGTGTATTGACTGTTGCGTTTTTAAATAGCACAGCAGCTTCAGTAACTCCAGCATCAGGTATTTATGTATTTTGTGTAACACGTTGCGAGAATTTACCTTTACCTACTACTGCTGTTTAAGGATAAATCATGGCATATAACTCAGCATTTTCACCTTTTGGTGCTACTTATTTGGTAGGAACATCGGCTGTACAAGTTAAATCTAGTAATAACGTGTATCCTTCAGGCTATCGTATTATGAACTTAACTTCTAGTATTGTTCGTGTTGGTTGGGCTCCTCAAGAGCCTAATGATGCTACTGTTACTCCTGTGGCAACAACTCCAACAGCTTCAGGTATTGCTTATGTAATGTCTATACCTGCCAATGGAGTTGCTGTATTTAGTGGTATTCCTCCTAATGCTTGGTTTATATCTAGTGCAGCTGCAAGTTTAGAAATAACTCCAGGTGAGGGTCTTCATTAAATAAAGGAATTCGGTATGACAGCACCAAATTCTACGGTAGACCAAAACTTACTACCAGTACAAGCATATTTTGATGTATTTGGTAATTTTCAAACTTTTATTGGTCAAGGTAAGCCATTTTATGCAACGGCTAATCCTGACCAATCAGGTTTAAACATTACTAATAGCACAATTAATAGTACAACTATTGGTGCATTAGTTCCTTCTACAGGTGTATTTACTAATATTTCGACCACAACAGGTCAAATATCAACACAGCCAACAGGTGCTACAGATATTGTTAATTTGTTAGCATTGCAATCATATGCTGCAGGTATTAGTTGGAAACAACCTTGTGCTGTGGCTACATTAGGAAACATTACTTTATCAGGATTGCAAACAATTGATAGTTATACTACATTGGATGGTGATAGAGTATTAGTAAAGAATCAAGGAACGGCAGCTAATAACGGTATTTATATAGCTTCAGCAACGGCATGGACTCGTTCAATAGATGCTGACCAATGGAATGATTTTGTATCAGCTATTACTTTTATTGAATATGGAACACAAGCAGGTGGAGCATGGTTTTGTACTGCTACCCCTGGAGGTACATTAGGAGTTACGGCACTTAATTGGTCGCAATTTACTACATCGGCAACTTATTCAGCTGGAACAGGTCTTACATTAACAGGTTCAGTATTTAGTATTACTAACGTAGGAACGGCTGGCACTTATGGTTCAGCTTCATTAATTCCTGTAATTACTACTAATGCTCAAGGACAAATAACAAATGTAACAACAGCTTCAAATCCTCAAGGAACTGTAACTTCAGTATCGGCAACTGTTCCTAGTTTTTTAAGTGTTACAGGAAGTCCAATAACATCTAGTGGTACTTTAGCAATAAGTTATTCAGGAACGGCTTTACCTGTAGCTAATGGTGGAACAGGTGCTTTAACTTTAACAGGATATGTAAAAGGCAATGGTACAACAGCATTTACAGCATCTTCTACCGTACCAACAACTGATTTAAGTGGCACTATTACAAATGCTCAATTAGCAAATAGTACAATTTCAGGAGTATCTTTAGGTGGTAATTTAGCTGATTTAACAGCTGGAACAAATATAACATTTAGTTCAGGAACAACTTATAACGGTTCAACGGCAATTACTATTAATGCTGCAGGAAGTGCTCAAGTTTACCCTGGTGTTGGAATAGCTAATTCGACAGGTACAGCTTGGGGAACATCTTATTCAACCACAGGAAGTGGAACAGTTGTTGCATTGGCTACAAGTCCAAGTTTTACAACTCCTATATTAGGAACACCAACTTCAGGAAACTTTAGTACAGGAACATTTACATGGCCTACATTTAATCAAAATACAACTGGTACGGCTTCTAATGTAACAGGAACTGTTGTTGTATCCAATGGTGGTACAGGAGTAACAACATTATCAGGCATTGCTTATGGTAACGGTACATCGGCATTTACTGCTGCAACTGGTGCTCAAGTAGTTAGTGTAATCGGTTCAACTGCAGTAACTAATTCTACAAATGCTACTAATACAACAAATATTGCAATTACAGACGATACAACTACAGCAACATCTGTATATCCAACATGGGTAACGACAACAACTGGTAATTTACCAGCTAAAACATCATCAACTAAATTAAGTTTTGTACCATCTACAGGTACATTAAGTGCGACTAAATTTGCTGGTGATGGTTCAGCATTAACAGGCATTGTAGCTGGTGCAACTATTACACCAACAACAACAAGTGCCACATATTACATTGTAGGTACAACATTAACATCAGGTAATTTAACAACTGCATCTATATCGACTACTAGTCCTGTAAGCTATAACGCATCTACAGGAACATTATCAGCACCTGTAACCTATGCAAGCCAAGGTTTTCAGACAAATGCAAATGCTAATACCGTATCGTATACAGTTCCAGCAAGTACAAATGCAATGACAGTTGGGCCATATACAATCGCATCAAGTACAACGGTAACAGTCAGTTCAGGCTCACGTTGGGTAATTATTTAAGGATAAATCATGCCATACGGAACTTTAGCAATTGACACAATTAACGCAAGCACAGGGGTATTAGCCACTCAAAATGGAATGACTGGTATTGCAAAGGCTTGGGTAAATTTTCAAGGTGGTAACGGAAATACTGCTGGTGTAATTAACGGTTCTTTTAATGTTTCTAGTATTACTGTAAACGGCACAGGTGATTACACAGCAAATTTTACTACTGCAATGCCTTCAGCTAATTATGTAATTGCTGGTTCTTGTAAAGAATCTGACGCTGGAACTTCTGACGGTGTTTTAAAAATTGGCGAATTTTCTGGAAATCCATCTACAACTACAGCAAGAGTTGTTACTGGTTCTGTTGCTCTTGCAGGAAATATGCAATTAGTAATGCTTTCATTTTTTGGCGCATAAAGGATAAACAATGGCATCTATAATTAACGCTTCGGTTGCATCTAGTGGCATCGTATCAACTGCTGATGCAAGTGGAATTATTCAAGTTCAATCTAATGGTGTAAATACTAATGCACAGGCATGGGTTAACTTTAATGGAATACCAACAGTATCTATTAGGGCTTCATACAATGTAAGTAGTATTACATATAACGGTACTGGTGATTATTCAGCAAATTTTACTAATGCTATGCCTGATACAAATTATGTAGTTACAACTAACGCTAGTGATTTATCAAACTCTGGAAGGCAATCATGTCCGAAAGCAATAGCAACTGGTTCTGTTCGTGTTACAACCACAGATACTCCAGGATTAACAACTAATTATACTTATGTAGCAATTGCAGTATTTAGATAAAAGGAAATAAAAATGCAAGTAATCATATACACAAATACAAACGGTAGCGTTTCTGTCTGCGTACCTACAGGTGAACTTCCAATTGAAGCCGTCTTAGCAAAAGATTGTCCATCAGGTGCAATCATCGTGGATGACGCTACACTCCCACAGGCTGACAATGACTTCTTTGATGCTTGGGAATTAAATACTGCAACTAAAAATACTGAATTTTTTACTCCTGATGATTTGGATGATTCTATTGTTAAGGTTAACATTAACAAAGCAAAGGCAATGACTAAGACTAGACTTCGTGCTGAAAGAGCACCATTATTATTGGCACAAGATGTCTTATTTCAACGTGCTTTAGAGTCTAATAGCGATACAAGTGCGATTGTTGCTGAAAAACAAAGATTGCGTGATGTTACTAATTTAGTTGATGCTGAAACAACATTAGAAGGCTTACGAGCCATTAAGGTTTAATCATGGCAATTGTTCTTGATGGTACAAATGGTGGAACATATAATTCAGGATTGTATCCAGGTGAGTTAATCTATCGTTTAAATACTGCTTATGCAGGGTCAAACGTAAATACGGCTCAATCTTTATTTGGTGTTGGAACAACTTTAAGTGGCTCTACTGTATATCAGTTTGAATCTGTAATTGCTTTATCAAAAAGTGCTGGTACAACAGGTGCTTATATACAATTCTTATTTGGTGGGACTGCCACTTTAAATAATATTTACTACAACATTTCTTGGGAATTTGATAATACAAGTTTTACTACATTTAATGTTTCTCCGGCAAATACAATATGGGTTCAAACAGCATCTGCTACACAAGCATCTGTCTCAACTACTACGGCAGCCGTTTTTTATAGGGGTATTATAAAAGGTACAGTATCTGTTAACGCTGGCGGCACTTTTATACCTCAATACCAATTGAGTGCAGCTCCTGGTGGTGCATATACCACAGCCGCAGGAAGCTATATTAAATTATCCCCAATGAGTGCATCAGGTGCAAATACAAGTATAGGAACATGGGCATAATATGACATTTACATGGAAAATCCTAGAATTATTTGCTAACAATAATCAATTATTTGCTGTACGTTATTTGCTTTCATGTACAGATGGAAATAATATTGCTGAAAGTGAAGGAAATCATCAATTTTTTGATGGAACTGTAACTAGTTTATTGTCAGAAATTAAACAATCGGATGTTATTTCTTGGATAGAAAAAGACCTAACACAAGATGGAATAAACCCTATAAAATTAAATATAGAAAATCAATTAAATCAACTTAAAAAATTAACACAAGTTGAATTGCCTTGGTTGGCTAATACATTTACACCTGAAAGTTAATATGACACAACCTATTGACATTATAAGCCGAGCATTAAAAGATATTGGTGCATTAGAAGCTGGTGAAAATGCCACTCCTGAAGCAGCACAAGATGCTTTTGATATGCTTAATGACCTTATAGACCAATGGTCAAATGAAGATATGATGGTTTATAACGTAACAGAAATCATATTTCCTTTAATACCTGGACAAGTTCAATACACAATTGGACCAAATCCATCAACTGCTAACTTTATAGGCTCAGTATTTACAGGTTCAATAACAGGTAATGTTTTAACTGTTACAGGAATTACAAGTGGAGCAGTAGCACAAGGGCAAACTTTAAAAGGCACAGGAATTACTAATGGCACTAAAATTGTGGAATTCTTAACAGGTGCAGGGGGTAATGTAAATGAAGTTGGTACATATAAACTTAATATTACTTATCCAACTCCTGTAGCATCTACATCAATAACAGCCTATTATCAAAAACCATTATTTATTGACCAAGCATATGTACGAATTAACACACAAAGTAATGGGCAACCTGTATTAAATGGTGGATTAGATTATCAAGTATCTATATTAGCTTTAGAAAACTATAACCAAATTGGATTAAAAACTTTAAATGGGCCATGGCCTAAGGCTTTGTATTACAACCCTGATGCTGATACAGGAAATGTGTATGTTTGGCCTAATCCTTCACAGGGTGAAATGCATATGTTTTCATCTACTATTTTTAGTAACTACACTACTTTGTATGATGACATTATATTGCCACAGGGTTACTCTATGGCTCTTAGATGGTGTTTAGCTGAAAGATTGATGC